GTTATATATAAAATATCTTCTTCGTCAATATTATTATAAACGATATCTTTACAGTCTAAAAAATCGCAAAGTATTTCTTTTAGAGTCTTTTCGCTTTCAATTATATCATCTAAAGTTTTGTTTTCAAAGATAGGAAGCTGACTAAAATCAGAATCTTTTCAAACATATTGGCTTAAATCTGACATAAAAATTCTACCTCATATACATATTAAACAATAATTCGAATTGTTGCCAGTTTACGACAAATAAGTTATTTCTTGCTCTAGTTAGCGCAACATAAGCAATATTTAAATCTTCAAGTCCACTAATAGTTGTATCAATTACCAAAACATTATCATATTCCAAACCCTTCGCTTGATGAATTGTTGAAACATCATAATAATTCATATCAGTGATATATTTAACCTGTTTATTAGTACGACACAAAATCATTGGTCTATTACTCATAAACTCCTTAAACTCTTCAATCAAATTAATTGATCTTGAGCCATTTTCTTCTAACTTAACACTACGTCCATAAGGATTAACAATCACAATTGAGCCGCCATAACCACGAATACATTTAATAGAACTTGGTCTAGATCACATTACTTGCGAAATATAGCACTTTTCTTCGTCCATCGCGGCTTCACGGTGATTCAAATAAACAGTAGTTGCGTAATCAATTATCTCTTGATAACTGCGATAATTATATGCTAATTTATATTCTTCAAAACCTTTTGTCTTAGAAAAAACTTCACCATCTGCACCTCTAAAAACAAAGATAGACTGTCAAGCATCTCCAACAAAGAACTTTTTGTGCGCTTTAACTTTTTCAAATAATTCAAATTGAATTTCATCGACATCTTGATACTCATCAACAAAAAGCGCATCAATATTATTTATTTCCTCTTCAAATGTATTTAACACATTATAAAGATAAAGAGGATAATCAGTAAAATCATAAAGTAAATTATCTCTCTTATATTTAATATATCTGTTTTCAAGTGCTACTAATGTTCTCTTGTAATTATCAGTGACATCCATATTCTTATTTCCCATTATAAAAGAATAAAGAATATCTACATTTATACTTTTGATTTTAGAGTGAAGCACATATTCACTAACTAAATCTCTTAAAATCTCTTTAATTTTTCCTTCCTGTAAAATATCAACCTTAAACCCATATTTAATAGAAAAGTCATTTAACAAAGTTCTGGCTCATACATGGATAGTTGTAACATCAATATCATAAATACCTTTTTCTTGTAGACGTTCTTCCATTTCAGCGCGAGCCGCGCGAGTATAGGTGATAGCACAAATTCTATCATTTAAATTGTCATATCTATATTTACTAATAGCATTGATTAAAGAGGTAGTTTTACCAGAACCCGCAGGAGCGCGCAATAAAATATTCTCACTTTCTGAGACTACTGCATCATATTGAGAACTATCTAATTTATTTAACTCTAATTCAAAATTATTTGCCTTCTGTATTTCCATTTAACTTCTCTTTATATTCCTTCTCTATTAAATCTAAACCAGGATCGGTTTCTAAGTATGCGGATAAAAAGTCCGCCGCAGCAATTTTATTATGAAGTGGCATAATAACATCTTCAACACCATACATCTTCATAACTTTCTTTTCTAAATCTTTTTCACCTTTTGCAAGTTCTCTAATCTTTTCTAAAAACTTATCTTCATAAGGTAAGTCTTCTTCTAAATCTTGAATACTGAAAACCGCATCAAACTTATATTTTTTCGGCATATTGCCAAAAACAATTAAATCATCATTGTTTTCTTCCGCCAACTTGTAAACTTTTTCCGCGGATAAAATACTATCAAACACAGAATAAACCCAGTTTGGCGCGATTTTAGTTGTAATTAAATATTGCATAAAAAACGGCATACAAAAACATCTTTCTTTTGCTCTTGGTGTTAAGCAGTGATAAACCGCTGAAGCAATATATACATTCTTTTCATCTAATGGCATTAAAACTAAAATCTTCATTTATACTTCCAACTTTCTGCGGGCTTTCACGGCAAGTAGGTCCGCGTAATTATTTCATTTATTGTCACTATGTCCCTGAACTCGAACAACTTCAAGGTCCACTTTACTTTTTAATTTAATATAGAGGGCTACTGTTCGTTTCCAAAGGTCTTGATTTTTTACCTCTTGACGATCGGCGGTATGTCAACCATTTTTAAGCCAAGTCGCATATCAGCCCTCATTAAATGTTCTCTCAACATAAGAACTATCTGTATAAACAATAACCTTAGTGTGACCGCTTTCTATTGTATTGGCACTTTCAAGTGCGTTTAAAAATGCGGTAATTTCCATTCTATTGTTAGTAGAATAAGGTTCATAACCACTCATTTCTCCAATTACATCATTGTTTTCGACGCAAATGCAGGCTCATCCGCCCATTTGGCTTTTTGATGAATAAGCGCCATCTACATAAAATTCGACCACTCTATTAGGCATCGTTTTCTAACTCCAATATTTCGTGTTTAAAATCTTTTTCAAAGTCAAGGTCTTTTGAATCAATCATCATATAAATTAAATCTTTATACTTAACTGTGAAGTTAAATTGATTCAAATATGTATCAGAATTGATTACATTTTTAAGTGAGCTTAAACTAACCTTAACTACCTTTAATTTTTCCGGCACATCTAAACGATATTCACGTTTACGTCCTTTATCAAGGCAAAGTAATCTCAAAAATTCAGTTGCGCAAATATTTACGATCGTAACAAAATTCTCTGCTTCCTCTTCAGTCGCTTCTCCTTGTCCGTCAATAACAACTTCTAAACTAACTGGATTATTTTTATTTTCTTTTGATAAATCAATTAATTCATTAATTCCGTCATCAACTATCTTTTTAATGGATGCGACACTACTATCTAAAATATTTGGTAAGTCATAAGAATAGGTTTCAAAATGAAACTCCTTTTTAATACTTAAATCTTCTAAATTAATAAAATACATATTAACTCTCCTGTTTTTCTATCTTTTTAAGATATGTAAAAACCGCTACTTCTGCCCACACATCTGTATAGGCGTTATGTGCATTGTGAACATAATATCCCGCGTCTTCACAAACATCAGTAAGGGTTAAACGATCTGTGCGTTTTAAAATACGGCGAGCATTAGTAAATGTGCAGTAACCGTCAACAGGATTACCTTTACTATTGCGGAAAAAAATGCCGTTGTCTTCTAAAGTGATTCGGTCATTCTTTAAGCCATGACTAACTAAAAGAACTTCATCTAAACTAATTTCATCTACAAGGTTCTCATCAATAAGAGTAATAACATCTTTTAAAGGAATACCATTTTCTGCCAAGAAGTTATTGGTAATAGATGTATATTCCATAAAAGGATAACATACTTGACCAGTGACATAGAAATTATAAGAATGCATTAATTGATATGTTTCAAAGTCAATGCGCTTAAAAAGAAGCCCTGCAAACTGAACTAATTGGGCACCTTCTTTTGTGCTAACAAATTCTAAATCAATAAAGAGAATATATTTATGATTTTCATTATATGCTCTAATTATCATTAATTAAGTTCCTTTCTCACTTTCTCTTATATTATAACTATCAAAAGTGGTCTTGTCCAAATTTAAAAAATAAAAAGACTTTCCGCATTAGGAAAGTCTATCTCAGTTTAAACGGTTGATTATTTTATTAGAAGAAGAAGTGATTGAAGAAATAATCGAAAACAGAATCACCATCTTTTAAAGACATATGGTAACTACCATAATCTTTAATGAAGTCTTTAAGAAGTTTTTGATAGTTTTTATATGCTTCTTCTACTTCTTTTGCTCTAGCGGCACGTTGTTCACGTTTTTCTTTTTCCTTGACTTCAAGTTCAAGTAAACCTTTTTCCGCTTCTTTAAGTTCTTTTTCTGATTCGTAAAGTTTTTTTGTTTTCTCTGAATAGTATTTCATACTTTCTAACCTCCGTATGTTTTTAGACGTCCTATCGTCCTATTACTATCGGCCTGAGATACACCGAGCATGGCACGGGCTGTAGGACTCGAACCCACACCTACCGCTTTGGACACGGAATCTTTACGGTTTTGAAGACCGTTGTGCTACCTTTACACTAAGCCCGCATACTATCTATATTTATTATACTGTTGTTTTTAGTTATTGTCAAACTATTTCTCAAAACTACATTTTTCAGGGAATAGTCCTTCAAAAAATTCGATTAGTTTTTTTTTAATTATTTCAAAATTATTACCAACTGCGGCAGTATCATTAAGACAAACCATTTCTTTTGTCTTAATATCATTTCAATTCATATTTAAACGCAATTCTTTATAACAAGAGTTTTTATAAACTCTATCATCTTTTACACTATATTTTTGATACTTCATTGTATCAATAAAAAGTAATGATGGTATTAAGTTTTTTGGATGTCTAAAACGAGAAACGCACATTGCATTATAAATTTCCGCATAATATTTAATCATAAAATCTCTTTCAAACTCTTTTACTCTGCCATCTGGTAAATGACTATAATGAATAAAAGCAGTTGTATAATGTTTTATAATGTTCTTTTCTAAAAAAGTATCATTATTATGAACTATTTGTGATCAAGTGCCACTTCCATTTCCTCAAGATTTAGTATGATTAATGGTAGCGCCATAATGACATTTACCATCTTTAAAAAATAAATCTTGTGGAATAGGATTTAAAAAGTAAAAGTCATCATTAGAAACAATAAAATGATTACTTAAATCTGATATTCTATAATAGAAAGCCTCAATAATAAGTGTGCTGAAAACCGGCAACATTTCCTTAGGAATAAATTCATCATGATAAACAATTCTTAATTTAGGATTAGTTCTATCTAATCACTCTGGAATTTGGCTTTCACTTTGAACAACTAAAAATACTTTATGAACTCAAGGACAATTCTTTTCTACTGCTCTAAATCAATATTTAAATACTTCTCAATCACGAACGCGTTCTTCACCAAATGCTTGAATATTTGTTGATTTTTGAATACCAGCATGGATTTCCGCATCTTTTCATTCATTAAAAGATTTACGCCAAGTCATATCATTTTCATCGACTCAAGGCACAATAATATCTATATTATCGTTTTCTGGGATTTTAACTTCAACAGCGGCGGAAGAAATTGGCATCACGTAGTCAATTTGGAAGTCGGTAAACTCATTTAATGATATATTTTTATCATCAATATAAAAATCCGCATTTGGTTTGCCGAATCAAAGCTCATCATAAAGCACACCATTTTTCTTTAACCAAGTTTCAGTTATATCTTTATACTTGGCAATTCGTTCTTCAAGTGTGCGGCAACTTTTTCCGCCACGAGCAGTAGAAAGAATAACCTTTCATCCTGCCTGGTGAAAAGCATTTACCTTTTCAATTAATGGTGTATTTGGTATTGAGTTTTCAAAATCTCTATTGTATGTATATGAGAGAGTGTCATCGATATCCACACAAATTGTATGAAATTGTTCTTTTGGTGGCAACACTTCTTTTTCTTGTGTGGTTGAAATACCTGATGTGCGGTCTAAAAAGACAACAGGCACACTTCTTTCAATGCGTTCAATATCATAATAACCACGATATTCTGAGCCGCAAGCAAAAACATCTACATATTTAAGAAAATTAAATTTATCTTCTTGTTTATATAAAGGAATTACTTCATCAACATATTTAATGCTCATGAGAATTTCTTTACGTTCATCATAAGAATAAAAAGGTTCTTTCCCTTCAGGATTGACATTTACACCTACGATTAAATAATCGCCCAAAGCCTTAGCTCTGCGCAATAAACTAATATGTCCGTAATGTAATATATCAAAAGTTCCTGTGGTAAAAACCTTTTTCATTATCTACTCCTGTGATATTTGCGTTTGTGATATGCGGGTTTCTTTGGTTGTTTGCGCTTATAAGGAACTCAACCTTGATTATAACCTTCTTCAATAGTGTTAAGTTTTTCTATTCAATATTTTTCTCGTTCATTTAAGTCATTGATTCCGCATCATTCAATGACATCAAAACGAAAACCTCGATTGGACTTATTCCAATCTTTTTGCATCTGTTTATTAGGATGTCTTTTACGACGCAAGGCGGTAAAATGTTCCGCCTCACGTTCATAAACATTTTTACTTTGACCGACATAGCACTTTCCATTTAATTGATTAGTTATTTTATAAATGCCGGAAAGTGGTCTAGTCATTATAGCACGTACCTTTTTACAAGATTTAAAAGTTCCTCTCTTGTAAGAGTTTCTAAATCATAATCTTTATGTAACTCAAACGGTTTGCAAGAGAGAAGTACAATTAACTCTGAAAGAGAAAAATTATTAATTGTTGTCGGTGTAACTGGTTTTCCTGAATACGTGGCTATCATAATTAATGATTAAGTTTAATAACTACAGTCCAAGTTTCAGGTCTGACAATTTCGCCAGCTTTATTAATTTTACCGGCTTTATACTTTTTAGTTGCGGCGGCAAAGAGAGGATTTTGACGTGCGTCATTAATCTTTTCATCTGCATCACCCTCATCTTCAAAGACATAAGTTTCTTTTGTTTCTGTAACAACCATATGTCCGACTGTGTCATCTTCTGATTTGAAATCAATTTTGCTTAAGTTTGAACCCAAACTTTCAGCATAACTTGCAACATTTTCTAATGTCATATTAAAAATTCCTTTCTTTTGATTATATATTTAATTATAAGGTCTTTTATGCATCTTGTCAATACAAAGATTAATAAAAAAGAGAACGTCGCACGTTCTCCCCAGACATGGTAACTAGTTCCTTGCTGCGAGCTTCTAATTGCAGCAACAATTAGAGACCACATCATTATCTAGGCATATATATTATAAAATTTTAAAAGCTAGTTGTCAAGTTATTTTCCGCTACTTCCTAATTTTCCTTCGCCTCTTTTAGTATCTTTTAGTTCTTCCCACTTTTTATCATTAATTTCATAGGTAAAATATTCAGGAGAAGGAATAGCGACAAGTTGCGCGATAGCCTTAGAAGTAGGATAAACTAAATAATCAATAATTTCTACTTCTGCGGTTTTAAAGACAGCAAGTTCTATTCCATTTGTGCTTTTCTCAGAAATTTGTTGTATTTCCTTATGTGAATGAATACCTGGCTTTTCTTCATTAGTAAACTTAACAGGATAATTATTATCATTATTTAGGCAAATAAAAATCTCACCACGATAATCATTGTCGATTACGCCGCAATGAATGTGTAACCCTTTACTACCTGTAGATCCGCGATCTTCTGCTCTCAACCACCAACCTTTATCAATTACGGCAGCAAGACCAGTAGAAAATAAATGTTGAGTATGTGGTGCAACTATCGTGTCTTCTTCTATTGTGTAGATGTCGAATCCCGCGGCATCATCGGCTTTAGTTGGGATAATTGCTTTAGGATTAAGTTTACGTCAACCAAGGCAAATGGGATTAAAATAATGTTTATAATCTGTCATAAAAACTCCTTAATAATCAATAATTTCTATAGATGGCATTAATAAATGAGAACAACGATATAATAATATATATCCATTATGTTCTTGTTCGTCTGAAATTCAAGTTCTTTCTCCCATTTCATCTTCACCGCTAAAATGTTGTACCTCTAATTCTTTAAAATCAGGTAAATCTTTTTCTTTACGTCATAATGTAATAAGAGGTCTATAAAAATCAAACCATGAATGATAAAATTTGGTATCTTTATATTGTTCTCTTACTTCTCAATATAATTGATCTTCATTGGGAAGATAATTCATTCTTATGGCATTATTATCTGCTCGATAATGTTTGCTATGAGAACTAAAGGTAAAACCCTCATTTAAATTAATTGAAGTATATTGTGCAGGCTCTATTTTATTTAATATGTTTCGACGCTTTAATATTTGATTAACTTTTCTAATAAAAATAGCTTGAGTTTGTTGTTTCATAAAATCTGATTGGGAATCTCAATAAAAAGAAGGATTTCATTTTTTAAAGAGAAGTCATCAGGTACTATCTGCTTTTAATTTATTATTGGAAAGACGAATAGATTTTAATAAAGATCTTTCAATTTTAATTTTAATTTGAGATATTAAAGTGTCTTTTAAAGTTTTTTCTATGCTATTTATATTATTTTTTATTTGAGAAAAGATAGCTTTTTGTAAATATCTTGCTAAACCGCCTCGTCCAGTTTGACCTGTATATTCATATTTTCCAGCAGTTAAAATAGAACCAATAATTTTATGTAAATTTTCACGAATTTCTTTACTAACATCTGTATCAAAATCCTTTAATTCTTTATATATATTTTTAGAAGCTCAATCAAAATCTCTACGAGCATCAGCATTTAAAGAAGTTTTGTCTTGATTTAAATAATCTGGTAAAAAAGCACAAATTGTAGTCATTTTATCTATCACTCATTCGGTTAATATTGACTGAACATTTTTCATTTCTTCTCCTTGAGTTGCTCAAATGCTAATACGTTTTATAATATGCTCATTAACAAAATCTGGTCAACTTTGTTTTGCCATAGTTGGATTTAAAAAGTTAATTGATTTTTTTTGTTGTTGTATAAAAGTTCAAAAATCATCTCAATTGTTGCTAAAAATTGCATTGTAAAATTTATCTAAAAATTTATTTATATTTTCTTGTCTTATGTCTGCAACTGCGAAGCGATGGTAAGCTTCTTCTGGTGTAGACTGCCTACTTAATAAACTTGGTATAACAATACCATTAGATTGTTTAATTTCTATAATAGAATTTTGTCCACCCATTTGTTCATTTAGTGACTCATATTTTAAATTTAAATCATAACTTTTTAATATATATAAAATTTCAGCTATATCTAAATCTGTTAATTTTCCTATCATAGCTTCTTTAAAAGACGAAAAAAGTTTTTCAGGAATTCCAAAAGTAGGGCCCTCTTGAATTGAAATTAAAACCTCTTTTAATCCATTTTTTCTTATTTCTTGAGAAAGTAATTTATTATATGTGCGACTTTTAGAGAAAAAACTTGCAACAATTTCTTCGCTTAAACGTTGTGCAACATGAATAGATTGCCCTATATAACCTTTTCCATCTGGAAAAACTCAAATATAAATACCACTAGATTCTGTAATCATACTTTTTAATTATAAATAAAAAAGGTCAAGAAATCAATCTTGCCTTAATAAAACATTCTTTCAGAGATACCTCTATAACCATAAGGATTGCGGCGTTCATAGTCATTCTCTTCGAAAACTTCTCTTGCCTCATCCTCAAAGTATTCTTTGAGTTCGTCTTTATAATCTTCTAAATTTTCTTCATCAATATCTTCTTCTGGATAACCCATTTCCAATATTGCGTCGATACATTCATCATTATCAACTTCAAAGTAGAAATCTCTATCTTCAAAACTATAATATAATTCCATTTTAACTTTCCTTTACTAAATAAGTATAGTAAATTAAAATGGTTTAGTCCACTAAAAGCCTGGCGTGAAACTTGAAAATTCACATCATACGCACCGTTAATCCGGACACTTAAGATCATTGTACAGCAAGGCTCTCCCGCCTACTCTGCACTCCGAGAGGGCCTGTCTACCTATCCCACCACGAACTGTTACATCACCCTACCAGGCAAATAAATATAAATTATTTAACTGTAATTTTCAACTTTGTATCAGGCAATAAGTTCTCTACTTTCAAAATTGATGCAGAAGCAGGAATTTTTCCGCTACTTATTGCTTCATCAAGAAATTGGTTCCAAGTAATTTTTTCCATAATTAAACCATATTTATATACATCTTTTTTAACATACATATAATATGAAATAATAACATTTTGCTTAAACATGCCAATTATATCTGCATAAGTGTTGATTGTATCATAAATAAAGTTTACATAAACATTTCTACGTTTTTCAGATTCTTCTGAACCATCATCAAACTCTCTTAATTGAGAAATGAAGAAGGCAAAATAAAGGTCAACTAAAATCATATCACAAATGTTATGTGGAATTGGTTTGATCGCTGCCATCTTTTTAATTAAAGTACTATGGCATACTAAGAAATCGTTACAATTCCAATAAAGATAATCTTTATTATCATGTGACCATTGTGCAGTTACACTATTTGGATTTTTACACCATAAGTAAGTAAAGTAACGGCAATGAAGTTTTCCCGCATCTGGACTTAATAGCGCGGCCAAATTGCCGAAGTAGGTATCTTCAAATCCTCTTAAGCCAGGAATAAATCTAATATTGTTCTTTTCTAAGAAGCTTCTGCGGAAAATTTTTCCATGTAACCAGATGTTTGTTGGCTTATCATGTGGGATTAAATTATATCCGCCCTTGTCGTCGATTTGTTCTTCATAGAAATTACTAAAAAGCATTGTCCATTGACCATTACAATTATTATTTATCATACTATTGAATAGATTAATGAAAGCAGCACAATCATAAAATCTATCATCTGCATCGCAAAACATAATTAATGGATTATTTGTGTGATCAATGCCCCATTGACGAGCTTCACCTGGACCGCCATTTTGCGGCGTTTCGAGATATGTAATAGGAAAAGAGAAACTACGTAAAAAATCCGCAGATAGTTTTGTATCTGAGTGGTCATTTACAATAGTTACACTAATATATTTATTTAAATCAATTCCTACTTGGTTTTCTATTGAATTTAATAGAGGCTTAATTTGTGCCTCTTTTTCATTATATTGTGGTATAATTATATCTAATTTTTCAGACATATAAAACTCCTTATTTTAGTATAGTGATTAACTTCTGGAAAGGCAAAAGAAAAGCTCACTAATTGCTTAATGAGCTAAGGAAGGAGGAAATTGATGGTCTGTTGAATAGGTTCACCATCAAGCGTGCTGTCTCGCACTACAGATACATTCTTAAGGCTATATGTATCAAACCAATGGTTTTAGTAACGTTAACCATTAAACCGCCACATTTAAAGCATGCAGTACCAAGGAGTTATTAACTATCGGTAAGAGCCACTTGCGCCAATCCTGTTCACACCTATTCGAGTGCAGGGGCTAATCCCTTACTATTATGGGGTCTATTGTTAGGTTAATAACTTTCGTCCTTTGAAAATTATCTATTGCTGACCTTCGTCATACAAAGCTTATTAGCAGTCATTATTTCGCACACATTCACTAGAGTCTGAGGGCAAGGGAGCGACCCAAGCACTTCTCCAATGGCACAAAGCGATCAATGGAAGTAATCAATCTACTTCAACTTTCACCGAGCTTCAGAGATCTAATATTATTTAGACGGGTAAACTATCCGTGAATAATAATGCCTTAAGCTATCATTTTTCCTGTCTTTCGGCTACTCGAACAATCTTACTCAGTTATAGTTCATTACTGAACATCAAGACACGGGCTTCCTTTGAGGACCGGGCAATAGGTTTCTCACGCCTACTACCTTAGGTGAGATGCATTCCTGTAGAGCTACTTGTCACCCCTGAGCTTCGATTTTGCTTATGCTCTAAGCTAACACTTTGCACAATCAACTAAATCCTTACTGGCTAGAGCAGGTTTACCTATAAGTTTCCCAACAGGTTTTTTACTCACAAAACAGTATCCCATTTTGCTTTCATTCGCTAGTTGACTCCCGGCGGTCCGCAAGACCATCTACACCGGGTTGCAAAGATAATTTTCAAAGAACGAGTGGATAAGCTGGTGTGCTTTAACGATAACCACGTATCGACTTACTTCGAGATGTAAGTGTCCGACGTCATCATGGGAGACGTACTACCCGTTGCTCGTTTAGTTTCGGAAGTATCCTACTTATCATCAGTGCCACGTAAAGGCGACGAGTCTTGATACTGATGTAGCCTCTGGGTCCGAAGATCACCAAAGGACGACTAATTAAAATTATTTAACTTTAATTAGCATAATTAATTATAGAATTTATTGTCGGACTTGTCAATAAAATTTCCATAATTTTTCAAAGAAATTTCGCGACGCTTGGGAGTTCCACATTACATTTTGATGTCTAACTTCTTACCACGTATAGCTCCCCGAATAGTGGACTTACCGTTTCTTCGCTCCTCAACGGTGGCCGAGGGTCATGAGTCCTCACCTTTTACCAAGCACATTCTGTTTCGTTCCCTACTTATATCCGCGCCACGTAAAGGCAGTGCTTTGATCAATTTTACGGACAAAGAGTTTTAGAAGCCTAGGGCTTCCTTCAGGCTAACTCCCAACCTCCATCAATTTCTTTTGGTCAGTAGAAATGTTTGGCTAAAGTCTCAAGTACGTATCTAAGAGTTATTTTTTGATTTTATTCTCTCTGGTGTAACTCCTATACAAGATTCCATCTGAGTAGTAAGGATAATATGCGTCCCATACTCCGCCGGGGTAGCTACTCCCCTGATAGTTTAACGACAATATCTAAGTCGGCATCAAGAAACTAATTTTGTTTCTTGAATAATTAAATATAAATTATTTTTTAATCTTAGTCAAGGACTTTTTGGCTTTTCTTTGAGCAATTTCTTGAGCATGGTCTTTAATGGATCTAAGATATTGGTCCTTTAAAGCGCAAGTCTTTAAGACACTATATTCTGCCCAAAGCTCATTAATATCTGCCTTAATGCCGCGAGCGTTCGCCGCAAGAGCAAATGATTCCTTATCCCAATACTTGGAAAGAATACCGATTCTGCCGAAGTCGATGCGGCCAACTTTGTCATATCCGTGCCAGAGATGACGCTTTGGTCCATGATTTTTGCGCAATTTTCTAACTGGTGCTGCGCTCACCGTACGTCTTACCGCCATGGTTAATCTCCTTTAACTTATATATAATTATAGAATATTTAAGAGGGTTATGCCAACCTTTTTTAGATTAAAACGTCATTTTTCGCCGCGTGATTTCGTCCCGTTAACGATAAATTTGATTTATTCGACTTTACATATTAAAATTAAATTGTATAGGTAGAGGTATACAAATGGAGTATTTATCAGTTATTCAAGGCGATGCTTTAGATGTTGTCGTTACAATAGATAACCCATACGAACTATCAATTAGTAAAGTTCAATTTGTATGCCAATCATTAGAACTTGAAGTAGAACTTGATCCCGCAAACATAGAAAATACTTTTATGCTTTATGTGGCTCCTGAAAAAACTCAATCTCTATGAATTGGTAATTGAAACTTCGATATTGAAGTGTTCTTAGATAGTGGTGAAAGATACACAGTTATCCATGACGGCAGATTTGAAGTCATCAAGAAAAAGGAGTTCTAAATGCACAGACTAGATTCTAATTCAGTTTATGTTAAGAAACTTTCCGCTTCTCTTGGAACTAAATTAGATGCCTCATTAAAACCTATAGGAATCCGCATTAGTGGGCAAGGCGGAAGTATAGCAATGCCCAGAGACCACGATAAATTACATCATTTAGATTATTTAGAAAGTGGTCATACTGGTTTTGCGGGAATTGAATTTGGTACTACTGCCGAATGAAATGCAGATCCGCAATACAGACCAGTTAAAGGAATGATAGTAGTTTATACTGACTATCAACAAAAAATTAATGAATCAACAGGAGAAATCATTTACATCCCAGGTTTCAAGATTGGTGATGGAAATGCTTATCTTATTGATAAACCTTTTATCGGAGATGACATTAGAGATCTTCTAATGGAACACATTGAAGATACCGGTATTCACATTCAACCGGGCGAGCGCGAATTCTGGAACAATAAGTTAAATTATGAAGAACCAGAAGGCGACTTATTAGAATTTACTAGAAATTAACTAGTAGGAGAAAAATATGGCAGCAACAAGTTATTATCAAAATTTAGCCAAATTAGGTAGAGTTAAGTTACCTAGCGGTACAGAATATGCGCTCATTGACTATAATGGACGTGAATTAATTGCACCTATCTTCAGCGCTGAATCAAGTTATGAAACAGGTGATTACATCATTTATAATGATGAACTTTACAGATTTACCGCAGATAAAACCGCAGGTGATTGGGATTCAACTAAAGTAGAAGGTCCTATTACAGTAGGGGACGAACTCATTAAGCTTGAAAAAGCTATTGCTGGTGGTATTCACTATCGCGGAAAAACATCCACAGCATTATATGATGGTTCAACAGCAAGTAGTATCGTAATCAATGGTACTACGTATACACCAGAATCTGGTGATATGGTCATTGTTGACCGCTCAGCAGTTGCATTAACTTATGCCACTGGAACCGCATATAGTAAAAATACTTACATCAAGAAATCAGGTGAAACTGGTTATTGGATTACAAATGATGCAATTACAGCAGGTGAAAATACAAGCTGGAGTGCAGTAGAAGGTAAAATGGATCTCCTTAAAACTGATCCAGAATTTATCTATGATGGTTCAGTGTGGAATTCAATAGGTTCAGTTGATGGTCTTGGTGATTTAGCATTTAAAGATAAAGCCGAAGGAACATATACTGCTCCAACAGGAAGTGGTAGTGTTACTGTAAATGATTATAGTGCTTCAAATAGTAAATTAGTTACCGCAACAATTACAGGTACTAATGGTACAGTTGATGCTTCTAAAGTTACTGGCGGTGAAGAAAAAGATATTGCTAAAGTCGGTACAGCAGTTCGTTATGGTACTGCAAATGTCGCCGCAACAGCAACACCAGTTGCATCAGTTGGAGACGCAGTTGTTTATGGTACCGCAGATGTTGGCGCATCAATTAATGTTGGTACTTCATTAACAGGTACAACAACATTTAATACAAATGCGATTAAGTCAGCAAAACTTACAGGTACAACAACATTTAATACAAATGCGATTAAATCCGCATCACTTACAGGTACAACAACCTACGCAACAAGTGGTGTAGTCGCAAGTGCTAGCGGAGATTGCTTAATCTTTACAGCCGCTGCAACCGCTTCAGTTGGTATCTCTACTGCTCAAGCAGATTCAAGTTCAGTTGGTATTTCAACCGCCGAAGCAGATTCAAGTTCAGTAAGTTTAGGTACTACATCAATTACTCCTGCTGCGGCCGCACCAAGTAGTAGAACCATTAATAAAGTTACAAGCGTTAATATTTATCAAGCAGTCGCTGCACCAAATGATCAAACACTTACACCAGCAGAAAGTAATGGTAAACTTAAAGGTTCATACACAATTTCTGCTGTCACACCAGCCGCAGTCGCATCACAATCACAAACCTTTGCTACTGGTTCATTAGATGCAAATGGTAGTGGTGCTTCAGTTACTACTGGATTCAGCGCAAGTGCTTCTACAAAGAACGTTACAGTTGGTGTCAATCCTTCTGCACACATTGTTGTTAGATAATAAACTAATAAAACTAATTAAAGTCTGAGAGGAATCTCAGACTTTTGATTTTAATAAGATATTTTTTTATCATATTATTGAGGTAAAATAGGTACGTAGAGGTAGTAATTATGGCAAAACCAAATAATTCAATTGCAAAAATTAAACTTCCGGGCGAAGATACTCAACGTCTTATTGTTCCTTACGGATTAACAGATGGGAGTTATTATGCTATTGTACCAACTTTAAGTGGTGATAAAACATTAGCAATAACAGATGATATTCCAAAGATCAAAACTCTAAACACAACATTAACATCAGCACAATCTACATTAGCTTCAGAATCAATTTCAGGTACTGGAGCCATTAATTTGCATAAAGTTAGTAAAACAGGTAAACTAGATGATTTATCTAATAGAACAATGGATCTTTTATCTGAACCAGCATATACTAGTCAAGTTCCTACCTTAACCATGGGAACGAGAGTAGATAGGTTAAGAGCCAATAGGTTTGCTGGAGGTCTTCATCCATCTAGCATTATTTGTGAAACATCTACTAACGCAGGTACAACATGGTCCAGTGCTGGATTAAATGATAACAATAAATTAAAATTGTTTTCAAGTACAGGTGCTAGTTTAACTATTCCATTAAAAAATGGTGTTAGATCAACAGATTGTATGGCTAGAATTACTCTTTCAGGTATTGAGTTTGCAGATGCAGTTAAACAATTAAGCGAAACCGAAAGATTTGCACAAATGACTCCTGAAAATTATTTAACAAATAGAGTCTATGCAACCGTAAAACATTTATATTTTTGATTATCAGCAGCAAAAGATCGAATTGCTATTAATGTTTATATAAGTAAGGGAACAAGTAAAGATACTTGAACACTTTGTGGTAGTCATCCTACTGCATCTGGTTTTAGTGGGATGGATACTATAACATTAAATAACGAATACTCATTTGGTGGTTATCCTGGTCAATCTGGAAACTGATGGTTTATTAGAATTACTTTCAGAACATGTGCAACTGACGGCTCTTTTGATGATAGTAAATTATCTACGGAACAAACATCTGTTGCTCAAACAATTTCTAATATTTTAGGTTATGGCGCTAATAGCTGGACAGCTTCTCATCCTATGGGAAGTATTGATAGACCTTATATATATGATGGAAATAATGGAAACTATTTACATGAAATTTACAGATGAAATGGTGATTTATTCCCAGTATCTCCAGGCACATTCCAATTAGGTAATGCATCCAACCAATGAACAACTATTGGTGGAAAAAATATTTATGAAAACGGCACATTATTATCTGATAAATATCAAGCTAAACTACCGACAATAGTTAAAGATAAATATTTACATACGAACGCTTCAACAGGAGCTTTAGAATGATCGACTGTTAGTAGCGGTGCCGCAGAAATTGTAGACCTTACATCTTTATAGGAGATAACTTATGGGATATAAGGTCTACAATGGCGGCACTGAGTATATAGCCTATACCAGTTCCGGAAAATCTGATATGTATGCACAAGATCATGATATTGTTGTTTATAGTATTAATCAATCTTATGGAGATATAACTATAACAGCAAGAATTGAAAGACCAAGTGCACATACATTATATTTAATTAGTCAAGGCAGATGTTATTTAGATTTTGATTATAGAGTTACTGCAGGTTCTTATAGGAATCATGCTGGTAAATATGGAAAACAATGAAGAAGATGTTTGTGAGCTACAAAAGTTACTAATCCTAATTCTATTACAATAGATTGTACGATAGGTGAAGGACAGACAACAAGAGGAAAAAGATATACTATTAATAGTGAATGAAGGAATTTTGAAAATATATATGGTATTCTTACAATGGCAGAAAATCACGATGACTTACCAGAAGGTTGATATGTAGATATAAGACCTATTTTAATTTCTGTAGGAAATTCAAGTTATAGTAGTAATGCATTATGTATATGTACTAATTGTAGACCGTATAAAACAGAAGGATTAATTACACAAATTAGTAATTTGACTTAATAAATAATAAATAAATTGGTGGACGGCATTGTATAACGTTCGGGTGGGGTTGGGGTAAATAATTTTATATTCAATAAAAATAGGAGGCTAATGAATGGCTAATTTACAAAAAGTAGTAAAAGTAACACAGGCACAATATGATACATTGGCCTCTGGTGGTACAGTAGGTAGTTATACTGGATTAAATGATAACTATATTTATTTAGTTCAAGCTAGTACTACTGGTATTAATGTTGTTAGTGATATACTACAAGGTACTGGCGGAAGAGAATATGTTAAATATGCACCATATACTACTAAAGGTGCAGGACATTTTTATACTGGAACAACAGATCCGACATCATCAAATAGATTAAATTATGATGGTGATTTCTATTCAAGAGCTTTAAATGCAAGATATTTTAATTTTATAACAGACGATCCTAGATACGAAGAAGCATCAATTTCTTATAACCACGGTGAATCTGAAGCAGACCTTCAATTTTATATATCTAGTAATGAAGAACAATCTGAAGCTACTTTTTTCATGAATCCTCGTATGGGTTTTTTTGCTGATACTATTCTTGATTGTGGTGTATATGCTTATCCTTGACGTACAGTGTGAACCCAAGGACTTAGTTATGGAAATGCTAATAATAAAATATTAATACCGAATATGTCATCTTGGACTGCAAACAAGACTATTGCGACATTAGAAGATCTATGCGAACCAATTACTTGGTCCTCATTAAAAACTTTAAGAGATCAAAGTAAATTAATACCTGGTAAAAAATATCGTATTACAGATTATACTTGTACAACAACACAAAGCGACACCTCTTCAGCAGGACATGTTTTTGATATTATTGTAACTGCTATTGCAAATAATAAATTAGATGAAAATGCAAAAGCAGCTTTACATAGCGGTGATACTTATTTTTCATCTTGTAATTTACAAGCCTGAGATTTAAAATATTGTATTGATAATGATATTGCTCGTTTCAATTGAGCTCAAACAGACTCTACAGGTCGTGGTGTTATTTATTTTATGAAAGATGAGTTTGATAATGAAGTACCATATGACTTTAAAAATATGTTATTTACAAAAACGAATTCATATATAAGTATTTATACTTTTAATTATGTAGATTCTAATACAAACAAAGACGCATCATTAGCATTAAGCAATCTATGTTATAATAACACAATTAAACCATATTACAATACTAATAAACAATATTTAAACTTTAATGTTTGAAATAATACAACAACGAATAAATCATCTTTTTATAATAACTATATTGGATCAGATTGTAAAAATAATACCTTTTCGTATTATTGTAATAATAATACTTTAGGACAAGGTTGTAAAGAAAATAGTTTTCGAAATGGAGCATGTGATACAACATTTTATGCTAATTGCAATAGTAATGAAATTTCTTCATATTCATATTATAATATATTAGAAACTAACTGCAGTTCTAATTTTATAACAGGACTAAATAATAGATTGGGAGCAGGATGTTATTATATTAGATTTATTTCTACATGTAATGGTACCATTGTTGATCCAGAATGTAAGTTTTTACAGGTTACAACAGCGAATGGAACAGGTGAAGCGCATGGTTTACATATTCATAGCAATGTTAAAGGAGATAGTACTACTTCGCTTAAAACTGTTACAGTTCAAAGAGGAGTTAGCTATGAAACAGATGTTTATCAAGATGAAAGTGGTAATTTAATTTATAAAGAGAATAATGGAATATCTGTTATTGATTTAAGGTAATTTTATGCAATACAAAGACTTTCTTATATATCAAAATAATGAATGTTATAGATTTATTTTTTCAAATAATAACATTTTAAAAGCAAAAAGTAATACGTCTGTACCTATACCTGTAGATATAGATTGAGATAAATTAACTATTGATGTTGAAAAACCAGATGATTATACAATAAAATTATATTGTTACAATTATACTGGTGTAGACTTAAACATTATAAGTTGAGAAGGATACTGTGAGTCAAGTAGTGCATCATATGATCAACCTGATGACAATGGAACTTATGCAGACACTATTGATAATGGAGAAGAAAATTATATTATGACATGAAGCGACGGCATGGTATTCGAAGAATGTAATATAGATATAACTTTTGAATATGAAGGGCAAACACATACCATTAATGTGCATTATAGCGTATAATTATGATTACAAAAGAACAAGAACGAATAATAAATAAACTTTATGAGGATTTGCATTGTCAATCTATTTATATAGTAGGTTCACAAGTCGCTCCTTTTATATCTAATAAGAATGATTTGGATATAGTTTTAATTGATGATAATTTTATCGAGCTTAAAAAAATAATAACAAGACATCAATTAAGAATTGATTATAATATAGATATACATTTATGTTCACAAGATTTTTTTATTAATCATGCGCATTGAAGTCATCCTTTTTGTATTTTATACAAAGGTAAAGAACAACCAATTAAAGATATTTTAACAAATATAGATTTTGTAAAACGAGATTTAACAAATAGATTAAATATGTTAAAACAACTTAAAGAAAGAAAAATATTTTATCAATTAAAAGAATGATACCATTTTTATGCTATTCTTTGTTATTTAGAAAATAATTCTTATGTCCTAACAAAGGAGCAGATTAAAAATATAGACATATTACGTAGTAAAAACAACGATTTAGATATTAAAAAATATTTAATAGAAAAAATTATTCAGGAGGTTGAACTATGGCAGCTTTAACAAACATTATTAAAGTAAATCAAACAGACTATAATACGCTTGCTGGAGGCGGAACAATAACTAAAGATGGCATAACCTACTCTTATGATAGTAATGCTTTATATTTGGTTGAAGGTGAACAAGATACTGATTTAACTTTATTAGCTTCAAATACATCACCATTGGCAACAAGTAATATTACACTTACTTTAAATCAAAGTATGAATAATTTTAAATATTTAGTTATTAAATATAAATCATATAATGACTATCATACAGATCAATACAAAATTATTGAAAATGAAAATTATGGTACATCAACTCCAGTTCCTAGCGGTGAAACTATAGTATTTTTATCTGATTATTCTTGATTTAATGGAGGAACTAGTAGATATCATTTTTCAAGATATATAGTTTCCAATGGTACGACAAATCAAATAATCGTTATGCCTGCAAGTAGATGAAACAGCTATAGCAATACAACCGATACAGCAAATACCTATTTAAATGTTAAAGCTATATATGGTACTAATAAGCTACTTTCTACTATTATTAGTCCTCATCTTTATGAGCATCATATTACACTATCATATAATCCGTCGAATTTTATAGGAACTGCTTATGCTGTTTTATATAGTAGTACAATAGGAGTACAATGTACAACATTGGCAGCTTTAAAAAGTATACTTGTTGCTAGTCATTTAACACCTTATTGTTATTATCCAATTTCTGGATCTGGCGTGTTTGATGATGTTTCTGGTAAGCCAAAATATAAATCTGATTATATGTCATATTCTTCATATAATAATACAATAACTTTGTATTTTTGATATCCAGGAGCTACCAGTCATTCAACATCATTAGTTTTAGATAATTTATCTAGTAGTCAATTAACCATATCTGACTATGTGGTACAAATTTATTAAAAGAGATGGTACTACTCATCTCTTTTTGATTTTTCCTATAAAATTCTCTATATTAAACAAGAGGTAATTATATGAATAAATTATATACATGAGCAACAGCCCTAATCAGCGCAACTTGTCTAACAGTAGTTGTCGCCGCAGCATCAAATAACGGGGCTTTTAATAGTATGATTAAAGCGCAACAAAGTTATACTTGTAACGATATTGTATTTAGTGAATCAGTAAGTAATCCAGGTTCCTATACTGATATTGAAGACCTATCTTCAAAAGGTGTAACAGCACTCGATTGTTCAATGACTGATTGGACTAATGCAAACTATGGTTCAACAATGACAGATACTGCCATTAAAATTGGTGGTAGTAAAGCCGGAAAATATAGCGGTTCAGTTAAGTTGACTTTAAATAATGGAATGACCGCAAGTAAAGCGATTGTCTATTCGACAGGCTGGCATGGAGACACAGGGGATATTCAATTAGGTGTTAATGGAAGTTATCAAACTATTACCAATACAACTGATTCGTATGTATTCACTCCATATACTTTTAATTTTGAAGAAACAAATGAAATTACTTTTTCTAATAATCCAGATGCATCTGGCAAAAGAAGACTCGTTATTTCAAAGATTGTCTTAAGACTATATAATGAACAATCTGGCGGAGATACACCAATTGATCCACCTTCACCAACAGGAGACACAGTTACATTTGAGCAATCAGATTTAGCTGCTTCATCACAAACAATTACAAAAGGCGGTGTAACCCTTACTAATAGTAGTACATATACAACTGCAGTAACAGAACTCCGCATCTATAAAGGTCAAACACTTACTATTGCTTGTACAGGCATGACTAAGATCGAATTTACTTGTACAGCAAGTGGAACTACAAAGTATGGTCCAGGTTGTTTCGCAGCATTAGAAGGTTATACTTATGATGGAACTACTGGTACTTGGACAGGTTCTGCAGACAGCATAACATTTACCGCAGAATCAAATCAAGTAAGAATTACCGCACTTACAGTTACATTATAATAAAAAAAAGAGCCAATCGGCTCTTTTTAATTTACTTTAATTTATCTATAAAGTCCAAATATTTTTCTTAAGAAGTTATATTCTTCCGCAGTAAAGCGTTTATAATTACTAAATCTACCTAAACTTATGTTATATTCATAATAAGTAGTCATATACAAGAAATGTTGTATATTAAGACCTTTTTCTCTAATAAGAGATAAAGCTCTTTCATTGTCTTTCTTTTCTAATTCAATTCTTTTAAATGGTTCAATGTATTCATTGCTCATAAATTATTCTCCTTCACCTGCATAACTCATTAACGCGATTATTGGTATATATAATATCAATAACATAAACCACCAACCAGATTGACCGCATATTATAACCAATATTGCGGAAATCAATGCCGGTGCAACTAAACAACATAGGACACAAAGTGCTAAAAGTACATACAATAAGTGTGTTAAATAGTTTTTCATATTTTCTCCTGTATAAATTTTATACCATTAATTTCTATATATTTATATTGACTAAAATCTTTTTTACCAAAAACAATTTCTATACCATTTTGTCTTAAAGTAATTTCATCACACTCTACAATAATGCCTGGCTTTTTAAAGTCTTGTGCTGTTATTACATCTTGCCAAGTAAATTCTTGCGGAAATACTAAATCACTATTCTTTTCCATTTTTATACCTATTATCCTTATGATTAAGTATAATAAAAAAGATTAGGTAAAGCCAAATAAATTGCCGCGTTTTTGTTCGAGTTTACGAAAACAAAAAGAAAAACCAACTTTAGTTGGTTTTCTCTTCTTTAAATCTTTCGTAGAATAATAAGGACTCATAGACTTTATCCCAATAATGGGCGCCTATGAATACTGGTTTCTTATAGTCTTTTGTAGATAATCCTTTGCCAATCTTAATTAACTCCCCAACATGGCAGAATCTAAAGATTGCAGGTGGACAATGAGTAACAATATCGCATTTATTTCTAATGACTTTGAAGTTGGCCCATCTTTCCCTTAAAGCCTTTTTGACTCTCCATCCCGCATAAATTCTTGGAGCCTCAAAACCATAACCTTCAAGTCTACTGCCTTCTCTTAAGTCTGGTCTATGATACCAGACACACTCATGACAGAACGCCGCCAAAGCGCCACCATGACTATAACCTACAACAACGATATGTTTCCATTTATAATCCTTTTTACGAGGAATTAAAACTTGTTCCCAATAAGGTTGTTCTTCTTCTGAAGGTCTGTTGTCTACTGTCTCAGTAATTTTATTAATAATAATATCTTCGACTTCCTTCCATGCGGCCAAAAATCCTCTATGAACCCTATAAGGTATACCCATATCTTTATATGGTTTTGCTGGGAAGAGGAAATTTCTTACCCAATCGCTAATTGAACTGCTGCCTTGGAAAAAGATATAAAGGATATCTCCTTCTTCAAGAAAACCATAATTCACATCATCTCCTGCCTCTTTATAGTCGACTTCGTTCCAAGCGCAGATATGAAATAATTTACTCATTTTCATAATTTTTACCTCTTAATAGATAATTATATAAAAACTTTTTGGACAAATCAAAAAAGGCTCAATTTCTGAGCCTTTTAAGTTAGTTTAGTTAGTTTATTCTACTGTATAAGCGTAAACTTCAATACAAGTTGCATCAACTGATGTAGCACCTTCTGTACCTTCATCAACGATCTTGCCATCAGCATCTACATAAAGTACGTCGGCATAAACATAGAATTCTAATTTTGTAGAAATAGCATTAATGTATTCGCAGCTGTAAGTACCATCCGTTTCTTCCCAATCGGAGTCTAATTCAAATTCTTCTGGAACAAAATGTGGAACATAACCTTTTATATCTTCTACTGAATAAGAAGCTGCTGAGAATGCGCCATAGGCTCCAAATATACCGGGATAATCTTTTAGTTCTCCAGAACTACCACCCCAACAAGACGCAACTTCTGCGGCGGCTTCTGCTGGTGATAGACCCTCTACTGGTGGTATTTCTCCACTTGAGCTTAAGCTTAAAAATAAGCTTGATGAGCTTCCTAATATGCTACTTGAACCTGATGCACTTAATGACTCTCCACTAGTAACACTGGAACTATCAGCAGAGGAAGCTGAAGATCCGGAGCCCTTAGAAGATGAACCACTTACAGTACAACCAGCTAATCCAAGAATCGCAATTAAGGAAACTGCTAGTTTTCTTAAGTTTTTCATATTTCTTTTCTCCTATAAGAATGAATAGCTTAAAATCTATTCATTAGTTTAATATAGAAGATTTCTAACTACTCGTCAAGAAAAAAGATTGACTTAGTCAACCTTTTTCAATTCAGCCTTAGGTAATGTATATACAACATTATCCTTAAGGCGTTTAACTCTGACAGTAGCAGAATTAATTTCTTTGATAATTTCAACTTTTTGCTTTGTTTTTGTATCAATATACATACTGCTACCTCCTTTTAATTGTGGCACCGCTACGAGGACTCGGACCCCGACT